AACACAAACAATCCAAAGTGGAAAGGTTGTTGCGTTAAATAGAAAAAAACTTTTATAGGTATATTAATATAATGAATTTAGAACTAAAGCGTTTTGACATGAAGAGCATTAGTTTCAAACCCAATGAGTCGAAAGGTCCTGTTGTTGTTTTAATTGGTCGTCGTGACACTGGTAAGTCATTTTTGGTCAGGGATCTTCTTTATTATCAACAAAGTATTCCAATTGGTACTGTTATTTCCGGGACAGAAGAAGGGAACGGGTTCTACGGCGCATTAGTACCTAAATTGTTCATCCATAATGAATATAATACTGCTATTGTTGAAAATATTTTGAAGCGCCAGCGTCAAGTTTTGAAGCAGATTAAGAAGGAAATGGAGCAATTTAAACGCAGCACAATTGATCCTCGTACATTTGTGATCTTAGATGATTGCTTATACGACAACACGTGGGCGAAGGATAAGATGATGCGATTGTTGTTTATGAACGGGAGACATTGGAAAGTGATGTTAATCATCACAATGCAATATCCGTTGGGTATTCCACCAACGCTGAGAACTAACATTGATTACGTTTTTATTTTAAGAGAACCGTATATCGCCAATAGAAAGCGAATTTACGAGAATTACGCAGGCATGTTCCCTACATTGGAGTCATTTTGTCAAGTGATGGATCAATGTACTGAAAATTATGAATGCTTGGTGATAAATAACAACTCAAAATCTAACAAATTACAGGACCAAGTATTCTGGTACAAAGCAGACGCGCATAATGACTTCAGATTAGGATCTAAGGAGTTCTGGGAACTGTCCAAATCCATTAATGATGAAGATGAAGATGAACAATATGATCCGAACAACGTGAAAAAACGTGGTCAGGGACCCAAAATTGCGGTTAAAAAGACCAAGTGGTAAACTCTTACAAAAAGAACAAAAATGTAATCGCAAACGCGCAGACAATTTGTAATGTTATAATAGACCTAGAGAGAAAATTCTTACATTTAAGGTCTACATACGCTGTAGTTGTCTGAAAATTAACTGACATAATTAAAGCAATTCCCCATTTGTAATCTAAGAATTGTTTTTTGGGGAATCCAGGTTGTATAAAAAAATTGTTATCAAAATCACGTAACAAGAAATAATAAATGACAGCGAAAATAAGTGTACATGTCATTTGTAACCCAAACAGATTGAAGTATTTTACATATGGTTCGGAAACTAGACCAAAGAAGTTGCCAAAAATCATAAAATCTTCATATATTTTTGGTTTTTCTTTCTGATTACCTTCTGTAATAGCGTTATTCGCGTTATTCGCGTTATTCGCGTTAGTATTAGTATTAGTATTAGTATTAGGGTTCGCATTTATATTCGCAGTATTCGCGTCATCTATATTTGCATAATTATAGTAATTGCTCATTTAAAATAATATAATATAAAAATTAATCCTATTTTTATATTGTAATGTAAATTAGACGCCTAAATAAATAACGCACTAAACGTCACTGATTTAATCAACTCGCTCCATGCTGTCAGCAGCGTCCTCCTTTTTAATAGCGAAAGGACCACTTAGCAACTCGGATCTGCCATAATCAGATTGTCCAGTAACAATGTTCTCACCATCGAACAACTCACTGCGAATATCGGCGGCAGATATTGTCTCACTCTTAGCAAATTTAGCGTCCTCAACACCCACCAAATTACCATCTGCGTCAATATCTTGAGTAATGGTGCTGCCATGCTTCTCGGCATTCTTCTTGTTATCATCAATTGCCTTCTGCTTGGTCTCCTTGACACGCTGCTCGAATGCAGTCTTAGCGACAGACTCGTTCTTCTGTTTCTCCTGCGCCAATTGATTGAGTTCCTCCTCCATGTACTCAACACGTCCAGTCTTGTACGCCTCGGGATCCCAACACAACCACTGACCCACAGGTCCAACAAAGACGTCAAAACTTGGATCAGTCTCACGCAATAATTTAGCGCGCATCTCGGCTTCCTCTTGGGTGGAGAAATTGCCTCTCGACTTGAAACCTCTGACAGAAGTCTGGAAGTTGTGCTTGATGTTGAATTGTTTCTCCATCTCCTCCTCATTCTTATCCAAGAATGTCTTGTAATCGTCTTCAATGGAAGAAGTAATGATGTTCTCTCTCTCCTCCTTAACAAACCCTTCGTAATCTTTCATGACATCCTCAAAATTCAACTTGTACTTGAATGACACGAAATTAAGGAACTGGTGAAACTTCTCCATTGCTTTTGAAAATTCCCACTTCTTTAGGAATGATTCGAATAAAAACATCTCCTTTTGCTTCAAAATCTTCTCAGGTGTGATAAAAGAAAAACATCCAAACTGTTGTCCGGCAATGGGTTTATCAAGTTCCAATAGATCAACATATTTAGGATTTTCAGATCCATCCTTTCTCAACTTTCGTTCAAACGCCAGTTTTTTGGCAACATTAGACTTAGATTTTCCACTCATTTATATATTTATTTAGTTATTCGTTTTAAGTTTTAATTTATATAATTATTATTTTGTTTAATATTATCAATTAAATTCTTATTTTTTTCTTTTTTATTTATATAAGAATGGCCATGTTTAATGTTGCTGAACTAGTTAAGAGAATTGTTAAGTACTTAATTGAGGGTTTGATGGTTGCTATTGCAGCCTTTGCTATCCCCAAGAAGTCTTTGAATATGGAGGAGATTATATTGCTTGCGCTGACTGCTGCGGCAACTTTCGCCATTTTGGACACATATATTCCTAGTATGGGTGTGTCGGCGCGCACGGGCGCTGGATTTGGTATTGGCGCCAACTTGGTTGGATTCCCAGGTGGACTCTAAAACCACCTTTTCAACCTTTCAAAAGGTTGATCCAAACATATGAATTTTAAATATAAATAAATTTGTTCATTTATATTTTCTCTTAACCATTAAATAAATTAAACGTCGTTACACTTATCCATTAAATAAATTATCCAAACATTTGTCGCATCTCCGAGTAAGTCATATTGCGTCCAGTTTGCTCCTTGAACGCATCTGCGCCCGCCTGTAGTCTACCAATCAATTCATCTGGTTTGTTCAATAACCCTAGTCCTTCTTGCATCGTCTTTGGATTTATATCGGTTTCGATCTTCTTCATGATTGCTTGAAGATTTTGATCTTCAGTATGTTTCACTTCAAGAGGTTTGTTAGTATTAGTTGTATTTGTCTCAGACATTTTTATATAACTAAATCAAATAATCTTTATATAAGTTGAATATATATTTTCTCAATAAATATATATTATGGATAATGAATCTAAAGCATCAAAAACTCGAGCAAGATCTAAATCAAAGTCAAGTTCAAGTTCTAGTTCAGGTTCTAAAGGAACACAAAAAAATAAATCTAAAAGTCGTACAGTAACAACATCAGTAGCAGCGATATCAAGAGCACTTATTGGTAAAAAAGAAATAATAGCAGAATTAGATGACGAATTTGAGGTTGTTGGTAGTACAACAGCGCGTTCAGTATCAAGACCTCGTTCAGCAGCGTCTAAATCACAAAGAAAACAAGCGCCAATACACAGACCGCGAATATTAGTCTCTTCTAAAATTAGAAAACAAGGAGCAAATTTTAAAATTACACGTGAATATTCAGATGGAACAAGGGAAAATGAAGTTATAATTACTGATGAAAATAAACCAGCGAGATTGGTGTTCCAAAAACATAAAGAAGTACGTAGCGAACGGGGGTGGCCTGGTGTTAAAACAACCAATTATTTTAGTGATGGAAGAATTGAGGAATCAAAAGATTGGAAATATAATAAGGAGTGGCGTTAAATAATTTAACAATTAAATAATATATATTCTCAATAAATATATATTATGGATAATGGTAAACTAACATTAGCAGATTTAGCAGTTTCTCCTAGATCAAAATCTAGGTCCAAGTCAAAATCCAAGTCAAGATCTAAGTCTAAGTCTAAATCAAGATCTCGATCCTCTTCTGGTTCCTCTTCTGGTTCCTCTTCTGGTTCTAGATCTAATCCAATGGCGAAGACACGGAGACATGGTGATAATCGCAATCCTCTAGACGTTACCAGGGGTCCAGGATATGGAGAACTTGGTAAGACACGAAGACACAGAGATAATCGCAATCCTCTAGACGTTACCAGGGGTCCAGGATATGGAGAACTTGGTAAGACACGAAGACACGGTGATAATCGCAATCCTCTAGATATAACAAAAGGTCCCGGATATGGAAAACTGGGAAAGACAATAAGACCCAAATATAGTTACAAATACAGTAATATGTAATAACTCTAAATTGTCGCAATAAATTCCCAGTCTAATTCAACACACATCTTTTTCCACGTCTCATCTTGCTCAATCAACTTCTCTCTATCTTTCAACATTGGGATGTCCTCTAAGAATTGTTCCTCACCCAACAGTTCGCAAAACTTATACAAAACATAATAATAATTCAAGAAATTGACTCGATAATCAGGACATGTTTTCGCATATGGCGACTGAATCTCCATAAACAGATTACAAAGTGTCTCTTCTAATTCTGGACTAAACACGGGTGGTTTAATACCCAACTTATTTTTGATAAATGCGATGTGCTCATAATATTTATTAAAACCCAGTTTCTTCAATATTTCTTTGGTCTTGTAATGTGTTAGTTGTTCTAATTTAATGCGCTCCTTTTTAATCTGTTGTTGGATCTGTTCAATAACATCATCAGGGATCTGGGTAGTTTCTTTGCCTTGAAACTGCGCTAAAATCTCCTTGAAATGGTTAATTTTCTTGTAAGCGTAGAAGCACACTTCCTTTGGTGGTTCTTTATAGGATGGTTTTTCATTCTCAATTAGGTAAGGTACACTAACAGCACATTCATTACAAATTAACACACCTTCATCATCGAGCGGGATCAACTCGCCCTTATAACAACTCTGACAAATATCAGTGATTCTGATAAAGGCGTTCATGTCAAGAAATGATTCATCAATGTTGCATAAATATTTCTGAACAATGTTTTTGTTCTTATTTTCAGTGCCATTTTGATCCGGTTCTACGCACTGAATTTTGAAAAAATTAAATAGCGCTTGACTTTTAGAAGTATTTGATGAATTCGCAGCAGTTCCAGAATAATTAGTATTTGAATCTTTGGTAATCTCAGCGTTATCAATGTTTTTTTTATTTTCAAAATATTCAAAAATATATTTAGAATTATCCAAAAAATAATTGTTTTTTTTGTCTTTTAAATCCTTGATTGTTTCATTTATTTCTCTGATTCGATCCTTTAGTTCCATTACTCTTTCAATAGCGTATTTATTATTTGCCAATTGTAGTTTTAATTCATGTTTTTCCTCTTTCAATTTAGGAATAATATCATATTCGTCCTTGGAGAAATCATTCATGAACTCCTTATGCTTTCCATCCAATGTGGTAGAATACCTTTTACAAACCTTTATTTTTTTCGCTGTTTTAGGCTTAAAAGATGGCATTAATGTAAATAACTTATATTATAATAAATTAATTTATTTAATTGTTAATTTGTAAAAATATATTATTATCCACCTTTTCCACCTTTGAAAAGGTGGAGCCAAACAATCCAAATTAGAAACACAAACAATCCAAATTAGAAACACAAACAATCCAAATTAGAGGTTTGGTTCCACCTTTTCAAAGGTGGAAAAGGTTGAAATAAGTTTAAAGATCATTAATTGTTTCATTTGTTATTTTAAATGGACATCGAGATAAATATAGCAAATTCGAATGAAGACAATAAACAAATTGAAATAGATAAAATGAAGTTTCAAAAAATGGTGTTTTTATACAACGCTTTAGAAAATGGTTGGTCAATTAAGAAACGAAATAATTCCTATATTTTTACAAAAAATCATGAAGGTAAGCGAGAAATATTTGATGATTCATATTTGTCCATATTTATGAAGGACAATGCCGATATTAATAAAATATTAAAATAATATGTAGGACAGATTTAATAAAAAGTGTGTATTTAATTAATTTAATTTAGCAATTAATTTAATTTTCTCAAAATTTTTTTCTTTAGCAATAATATAAAATGGGAGGCGGACTTATGCAACTCGTAGCTTACGGCGCTCAGGATGTTTACCTTAAAAACCTGTAGGGTAGAAAAACATCGGGGAATATCAAAAAAATAAGATATTCATAACACCCTTTGTGGCATTTGTCGATACTGGCGACTTATCCACTGATGTTAATTAGGGATATTACAATTATCATGTAGTATGAAAAACCCTAGTGAGAAAATCAAACTGCTTGAAACCCCTAAAACTTATTCTACTAAGCAATTTTTGTGAAAGAGTTGTGGCCAAGAGAAAAAACTTGGGTATAGTAAAAATGAATAAGATGATTTAAACTTGAAAAAGTTTAAAGAAATGGGCAATGAGCATCCAAGCTTCTTAAAAATTTGTATTAAAATAAATAATAATAAACAATTTAAATGATATAAAATAGTATATATAAATGGAAACTGTTAATGAAATAGTAGATAAAAATGATAATAGACAATGTATAAAATGTGAAGAAACTAAATGTATTGATAAATTTAGACAGTACAATAGTAATTCATTTTCGAATACATGTAAAAAATGTTTTAATGATCTGGATAAAATAAGAAAAAAAAACAAAAGACAAAAAAAATTGGAAAATTGTTTGGCGAAGTGTGAAAAATGTAATAAAGACAAAGTATTAAAAGAATTTGCCAAGTTAAAAAAATTTTACAAGACAAAAATATGTCTAGAATGTTATCCAACATTTTTAAAAGAACAAAAGACGGAATGGTGTAAAAATGAACATAACACAAATATGAATTACAGAATAAAAAAATCATTAGCGTCACGTCTTAGAAATGTTCTTAATAAAAATGATACTACTATGAATTACATCGGTTGTAATATCCAATATTTTAGAGAATGGCTCGAATATAATTTTACTGAAGAAATGAACTGGGACAATTATGCTTCATTATGGTCTATAGATCATGTATTACCAGTATGTAAATTTAATTTGACTGATGAAAATGAAAAATTTAAATGTTGGAATTGGTCAAATATGATACCAGTTACCGTAAAATATAATTCATCAAAAAAAAATATTGACACTAACCAAACAAAATATATTATTAACAGAATAGACAAATTTAAAGAAGAAGGTTCAACGACTAAATGGTTTTCGAGTGAATTTATATTAAATACTGAACTAGTTTTCAGTAAAACAAATGTATTGAATACAAATACAATATAAATTCATTTTAAGATATAGTCTAATCCTTATTGAAAGATAAGGTAGAGGAAATGTACAGGTAATCCTCAAATCACCTTCTGGAAGGTAACTTACAGAAGGTACACTAACTTTGCCATCGAATCGATTGAGCAAACTTTTAACGGCCAGGCCGATTTTGGACGAAGAGTTCAATGCGTCATCTCCAGAAACGGTGACCTCGCTTACAGAACCTATCTGCAAGTGACTCTTCCCGAGATCAACCAGCTCATGGGCATTGCCTCCTTTGTCTCTGGCATTGGATCCGGTGTTTATGCCCGTTGGTTGGACTACCCCGGCGAGCAACTCATCGCTCAGGTTGAGGTTGAGATCGGTGGTCAAAGAATTGATCGCCAATATGGTGACTGGATGCACATCTGGAATCAACTTACCATGACTGCTGAGCAGCAGCGTGGATACTTCAAGATGATTGGTAACGTTACTCAACTTACCTTCATCACTGATCCCTCTTTCTCTGAGGTTGATGGTCCTTGCGATTCATTGGCTCCCAGACAAGTTTGCGCGCCCAGAAACGCTCTCCCTGAAACCACTCTTTACATCCCCCTTCAATTTTGGTTCTGCACCAACCCCGGTCTTGCTCTGCCTTTGATCGCTCTCCAATACCACGAGGTCAAGATTAACCTTGATATCCGCCCTATTGATGAGTGCTTGTGGGCTGTCACCACCCTGTCCTGCAATGATAACAGTGTTGTTAACTCCCCCGCTGGTACTGGAGTTGCTTCCGCTGCTTTCGCTGCCAAGCAGTATGCTCCCGGACGCCCCGTTCCGGCTGCTATTGCCTATAACCAGTCTCTTGTTGCCGCCTCTTTGTACGTCGACTATGTGTTCTTGGACACTGACGAGCGCCGAAGATTCGCCCAGAACCCTCACGAGTATTTGATCACTCAGCTCCAGTTCACTGGTGATGAGTCTGTTGGATCTTCTTCCAATAAGATCAAGCTCAACTTCAACCACCCCGTTAAGGAGCTCATCTGGGTCGTCCAACCCGATCAGAACGTTGACTATTGCTCGTCCCTTGTGTGCGATGCTCTCTTGTTCAAGGTTCTAGGTGCCCAACCCTTCAACTACACTGACGCCATTGATGCTCTCCCCAACGCTATCCACGCTTTCGGAGGTCCCGCTTCTGTCGCTGCTGACTCTCGCGCCTTCATTGACGCCCGTGGTCTGTTCAATGACGCTGGTGCTCTTGATTATGATATCCCCGCTGGTTTCACTGGATACTGGCATGGTCCCCAAAATCCTTATGATGAGACCAACTTTGGTGGTCCCGCTGTTCCCCAGAACCCTGATTACAGTGGTCTTGACCCCTCCATCCTCGCCCAACTTAAGGATCTCTCCAATGGTCACCTCGATAACTCCACCGTCTCTGACGCTGGTACCTTCGTTTTGACTGAGACTTCTTTGGACATGCACTGCTGGGGACAGAATCCCGTCGTCACCGCTAAGCTCCAACTTAACGGCCAGGATCGTTTCTCTGAGCGTGAAGGAACCTACTTCTCGTGGGTCCAACCTTACCAGTCTCACACCAGATGCCCTGATGAGGGTATCAACGTGTACTCGTTCGCCTTGAGACCTGAGGAGCACCAACCTTCTGGCACCTGCAACTTCTCCAGAATCGATAACGCTACCCTCCAGCTTGTTCTCTCCAACGCCACCGTTGAGGGAACCAAGACTGCCAAGGTCCGCGTGTACGCGACCAACTATAACGTGCTCAGAATCATGAGCGGCATGGGAGGACTCGCGTACTCAAATTGAGCGGATTGGGTTGTACTATCAAATATACTTATATATTGTTTATTATTAAAACTACTTAAATAAATCTATATTATAATAACTATAATATGGATGACTATAACCCATTTTCTTTGAGTTACTACAAACAAAATAAAATTGATCATAAAATTGATCATAAAAATACACACAATTATAATAACACGGAAAAAATGAAACCAAAATATTCTACAGATGAAAAATTAATGTGTGGTGTCATTGAATATAACAACAACACATATTTAGTTGATTTAAATGATAAGGATAGAATCATTAATTTTAACAAAAATTTTATATTTGTTAATGAATCAGATACTTACCCATCTTATTGTTACAATTACAAAAGGTTTAGTTATCTAAATTTTATATTTAACTACAATGAAGAATCAGTTTATTTTATATTTAAAAATAAAAATCGGTATGATTTGCGAAGGAATAATGTAGAAATTTATCATACTTATCATAAAATTATTTCTCAAAAATATGAAATAATAGAATATATTCCTGGACATTATTTGTCTATGGGACAAGACGCAAATTTAATGAAAAATCCTATATGGAGAATAAGAGAAAATGAAAAGGAATATTTGTTAATGTATTGTGAAAAAGATACAATTTGTAAAATTTGTTCCACAAGTTATCAAAAAATATTAGATTATGAAAATCAAAATAATGATGGAAAAAAGATTACATGGTTTAAATTACAAAATGGTTATATTATGGGAAGCATTAATTTATATATTCATCAGATAATAACAGGTTGTTATGGAAACGGCAAAGGAACAAAAAATATTAGTGTTGATCATATTGACAGAAGTCCTTTAAATAATACATTTGAAAATTTACGGGTTGCAACACAAAATGAACAACAAACCAATTCTAAAGGTATTTTACCAGGCACGCAAAGGGAACGCAGTAGTAAAAAAGATTTACCAAATGGTATATCATATGATATGTTTAAAAAATATGTATATTTTAACCGTGAATTTTATGACAAGGCAAAAACAAAGGAAAGAGAGTTTTTCCGGGTTGAACATCCAAAATTAGATAAACCATGGGCAACAACTAAGTCCGAAAAGGTGTCAATTTTAGAAAAACTAGCGCAAGCAAATAAAGTGGTTGATGATTTAGAAAATGATATTTATCCTAAAAAAAGTGAACCAACTTTACCAAAATATGTATCTCTTATTGTAGCAAGAGATAAACCTCATCTTGTATATGAAAAAAGAATAGTAGACGGAAAACGATTAAATGTAAAGATGGTT